CCCTACAAGACAGAGAAGGGTGCCTTCCGCAATCACCCTTGTACAAGATGGGCAGCAGAAACCATTGATAATGCCTATTGGTTAATCAAATGGGGAATGAACTTGTGTGATGAATATACTTTACGGTATAATAAAACACATTCGTGCTATAATACCTTATTACAGGCATACTATTTGTTTCCCAAAGGTAAGATTGACAAAGTGACCTCATTTGCCCGTGCGATGCCCGATGAATATAAACTTGACGACAGCATTGACACTTTTACTGCTTACAAGATGTATATTGCATCCAAACCTTGGGTTGCATCTAATTATCTTCGTATGCCAGAACGAAAACCTTCGTGGGTCTAAATTACTCGTTTACTAAATAGTATTATACTACGAGTTTTAGTGTATGAGTTGCGTCTATCAAATACGAAACAAAATTACTGGAGAAAATTATATTGGTTGCACCGAAAAAAATTATATGCTTAGGTTTGCTAAACATATAACCATGTGTGCTAGCCGTAAAATGCATTGTCCGAAACTTTATGATAATTTCTTAAAGTATGGATATCATAATTTTACTATTGAAGTTGTTAAATGGATTCACGAGGGTGACGAAATTAAATTGGTAGAACAACAATATTGTGAGTGGCTAAAACCTTCTTTAAACTCTTTATGGGGATCAAAACACACAAAAGATTCTATTGATATAATGCGCAAATCACAAAAAGAATATTGGTCTAAAAACTCACACCCATGTAAAGGAGTCCCCCTTACAGAAGAACATAAAAAAAATCTTTCAAAATCTATGGGGAAAAAATGTTCAGTTGATGGAATTGTTTATGAATCTGTAAAAGAGTGTGCTATAATGCTTAATATCCATAGGGATACTGCTAGTTGGAGAATGAGAAGCAAAACATTCCAAAATTATTATTACCTTTGATTTTTATTTTTTAATATGGAAATGGAACTAACTGAAATTAAACCATTCTTGTGGGTGGAACGATGGTCTCCGGAATCTGTAGAAGATTTGATTTTGCCCAAAAACATTAAGAATTTCTTTCTTAATGTTGTTAAAGATGGACAATTGAATCAAAATCTTATTCTTCAAGGTTCTCAGGGATGTGGCAAAACCCAAACTATCAAAACTCTTTGTAAGATTACTAAACAGGATGTTCTATTTTTGAATGGTTCGTCCGAAGGAAGATTTTTAGATACTGTTCGTAACCAAGTGATTAATTTTGGGACAACTGTTTCTATGTTTAGTGATAAGAAAAAAGTAATATTTTTTGATGAGTTTGATGGAACAACAAATGACGTAATGCTCTGTCTTCGTGGAGTTATTGAACAACTTCATAATAATGTTTGTTTCATTTTTACTTGCAACAATCTCAATAAAATTATTGAACCAATACAATCAAGATGTGTTGTTCTCAAATATACTCCTATTTTAAAGGAAGAGAAACCACAAATGATGTCTGATGTCTTTAAAAGAGTATCATACATACTGGATCAACAAAATATTGAATATGATAAAAGAGTTATTCTTGAACTTATTAAAGTTCATTTTCCCGATACTAGACAATTGCTTAATGTTCTCCAACGTTATTCTGTATCTGGTAGCATTGATTCTGCCATTCTTGCTACTTTCTCTGACATTAAAGTAAATGATCTCATTAAACATCTCAAAGAAAAGAACTTTCCGGAAGTTCGTAAATGGATTGTTGCCAATCTTGATAATGATGCCAGTAGTATTCTTCGTATGGTGTATGATGCTCTATATGAACATCTGGATGGTCCCAGTATTGCTGCTTGCGTTCTTATTGTGGCAAAATATCAATACCAATCGAATTTTGTAGCAGACCAAGAGATTAATCTTTTAGCAGCACTGACAGAGATTATGATTGAGAGTAACTTTAAATAAGTCTAAAAGAATACAGACAGTTCTTAAACTGGTCTATAGTGTGACTTTTTTTACCTTTTTTGATATATAAAAAATATGTATTAAAGAGAACCAATCTTGAATATTTGAAATACAGCAAACCTTATTATGAACATTGATCTTTCTCGCATCAATCTCGAAGAATTCTTTGGTTGCGTTGAAGCAACCAATACTTCTCAAATGAAGTCTAATGCCTTTAAAACTTTTCGCACATATTTGCAAGAAAAGTCTTTTGCAAAATGGAGTGATGGGCAATTTGAATATGTTGGTGATTATGAGGATGGTAAGGATTTTGTAGATTGTTCTGGAATTTTTTATGAGATGAAAGGATCACTGGGTCTTTTTAATAAAAATGGAAGTTGTAAAAGAGTCGTTCTAATTAATAAGCGTCCTGGAAAAAAGAAAATTAATGAACTTAAAAATGAAGATATTCAAAAAACTTTTGAATATATGCTACTTGTAGATACTAAAAGTATGACTATTGCTTATACTGATTGGAATACTGTTTATTCTCGCACAGAATGTGATGGTGCAGGAGCTACTTTTAAACTTGAAAAAGATGATTATACAGTTTTGGCATCTAATGTCTCCCCTATTAAAAAGGAAATTGATGCCAGTCAACTTTTAAATATGATTGAAGGTATTCTGTAATGAAAGCACTAAAAACTCCGATGCGTTACGCTGGCGGCAAGTCCCGTGCTTGCGTCAAGATGGATCCTTTTTTTCCAGACCTCCGCGACTATAATGAGTTTAGAGAACCATTTCTTGGTGGTGGATCTGTGGCAATTCATATTACTAAAAAATATCCGGACTTAAATATTTGGGCAAATGATCTTTATGAACCTCTGGTAAATTTCTGGCAGCAACTTCAAATGTTTGGAACAGATTTGAAGAATGCTCTGGCAGATTTAAAATCAAGTCATAACGATCCAGTATCGGCAAAGACATTATTTCTTTCAAGTAAAGTTAAGATCAATGATATTTCTGTAAATAATTTTGATCGTGCCGTTGCATTTTATATTGTAAATAAGTGCTCTTTTAGTGGTCTTACCGAAAGTTCCTCATTCTCACCGCAGGCATCTAATGCCAATTTCAGTATGCGTGGTATTGAGAAACTACCGGACTATTCGAAAATTATATCCAAATGGCGTATCAGCAATTTTTCTTATGATTATATGATGGACGGAAACAGAAATGTTTTTATGTATCTGGATCCTCCTTATGACATTAAGGATAATCTCTATGGCAACAAAGGATCAATGCACAAAGGATTTGATCACGATAAGTTTGCTGTTGATTGCGATAATAACAATATGGATCAGTTGATAAGTTATAATTCAGATCAGTTAGTGAAGGATCGCTTTAAGAACTGGAATGCCGCCGAGTTTGATTTGACTTATACGATGCGTTCTGTGGGGGAATATATGCGAGATCAAAAACAACGAAAAGAACTTTTATTATTTAATTATAATAAAGATCCAAAAATTCAACTTGCTTTTGATGGATGTTATAATTATGATAGATTAAAAAAAGAGGGTCTGATTGATGACTGAACTCAAAGATTGGTTAAAGTCAATTAATCAAACAAAAAAGAATTTAATCGATAAAGATCCTTCACTTGAAAAAGAATATTCTCCTTATGTAATTAATCATTGTCTTTCCGGGGATGTTGACTCTTTGATGTTCTCTAATGAAATGAATATCTATCCTAATCTTGATAAAAAGTTACAATACGATTTTTATATAAATAGTCTGAGAGTAAGAAGTAGATTTTCTACTTGGCTCCGCAAAGATGTGATTAAAGATCTTGAATATGTCAAACGGTATTATCAATATAATACCGAAAAGGCACAACAGGCTTTAAGAATATTAACAAGCGAACAACTTAATTTTATAAAATCTAAATTTGAGACTGGAGGAACAAAATGAGTGTCGTTCAAGAACCCATTGTTAATTGGTCATCAGGAATGATGATTGAGGTTCTATTAAATGAACCAGATGACTTTTTAAAAGTTCGTGAAACCTTGACACGGATTGGAGTTGCCTCACGTAAAGAAAAGAAGATATATCAGTCCTGTCACATTCTTCATAAGCAGGGTAAATATTACATTGTCCATTTTAAAGAACTTTTCGCATTAGATGGAAAACACGCAAATCTAACTGTGAATGATGTTCAAAGACGTAATCGTATTGTTCAACTTCTTGCCGATTGGGGTTTGATTGAAATTGTTGATGCGACTAAAGTTCAGGATATTGCCCCTCTCAATCAAATTAAAGTTCTTGCTCATAAAGAAAAAGATGATTGGATTTTAGAGGCAAAATATAATATTGGATCTAAAAAGAAAAAGGTAGAGGAAACTGAATAATGTCTCCTGGAAGTTTTGAATTTAGATATAATCATTCTAACAAAAATGCTGCTTGGCACACAAATCCAGATGCCAAGTTTATTTTGCCCGAAGAAGATGTGAATATTAGATGTGATGATCCATATTTAAATCAAACTCAATTTTTAGAAATGGTAAGGAGATTTTTTATTGCTTGTGGATATACTGAAAAGCAATGGAAAGATGCTCTGAAGGAACATATTAAGGAAGCAGAAAAAACCGAATAATAAAGTAGGGAGTTCCACACTCCCTTTTTTATGCTTTCTGTTATAATTAGTATAGCGAATGCCGTAAGGGTTCGCACAATCAAATCTCGCTTTTTAAGGAGCAAAAATGACTAATCTTTCTAGATACACATCTGCTGACCTTCCTGCCCTGATGGATAGGATTACTCGTAATAGTATTGGAATGGACGAATATTTTGATCGTCTATTTAATCTTCACGAAACAACTTCAAATTACCCTCCATATAATCTAGTTCAAATCAGTAGTGTGGAGTCAAGGTTAGAACTTGCACTTGCCGGATTTGCTAAAAAAGAAGTACTTGTTTATACACAAGACGGAAAACTTTTTATTGAAGGACAAAAAGAAGATAAAGAAACTGACACAAATTATTTACATAAAGGTTTAGCACAAAGAAGTTTTACCAGAACCTGGACTCTTGCTGATGATACAGAAGTCACTTCTGTAAATTTTGAGGACGGATTACTTACAGTAATTTTAGGAAGAATTGTTCCAGAATCACATAAGAGAAAAGATTATCTATAAATAATAGTGAGCTAAACTATCGTTGCTGCTGGGAGGTAACTGGTAAAATCCAGTTGCACCTCCCCTTTTTTTATGCTATAATAAGTCTAATTGGAGGTTGATTATGTCTGTTAAACTGGCAGTATTAAAATCTGGTGATACTGTAATTGCAGATATTAAGGAATTAATATCTGATGATAAGGTATGTGGATATCTTTTTACAAATCCACATAAAATTCAAATCAACAATTCGGTTTTTTTAACCGAAAGTAAGATAGAACCAGACGACGGATCTGTCAGTGTAACCTTTTCTTCTTGGATTGTTTTTACATCTGACAGTGAAATACCTGTTCGTTCAGATTGGATTGTGACTATTGTTGAACCAGTTAAAACCATTAAAGAAATGTATGAGGA